TCTAATGGGTGGTCACACTCTTCAAAATGGTAACATTACTTTCAGAGAAGGTCCTGTTATCAAGGCGATGAGAAAAGGTGCCGTACTTCTTTTAGATGAAGTCGATCTTGGTTCAAACAAGTTGATGTGTCTTCAGTCAGTTCTTGAAGGCAAAGGTTACTTGATCAAGAAAACAGGTGAGTGGGTACAACCTGCTCAAGGTTTCACGATTCTTGCAACTGCAAACACAAAAGGTCAAGGTTCAGATGATGGTAAGTTCATCGGTACTCAGATCATGAACGAAGCGATGCTTGAAAGGTTTGCGATCACTATGCAACAGGAATATCCTGCTGTCACTGTCGAGAAGAAGATTCTCAAGAAAGAAATGGAGTTGACTGGTGATGTCGATGAAGAGTTCTGTGACAAGTTAGTTGATTGGGCTGATGTGATCAGAAAGACCTACTATGAAGGTGCTATCGATGATGTGATCACAACAAGGAGACTTGTTCACATTGTTAACGCTTTCAGAATGTTCAAAGACAAGTTAAAGTCTATTGAAATGTGTATCTCAAGATTCGATGAAGATACTAGAAACGCTGTTCTCGACCTCTACACCAAAGTTGATGCTGGGGTCGATTTAGACAATGACGAAAACTCACTAGACGAAATAGATGAGAACGAGTATAATGAATCCAATGAGTATTGATTACAAATACAACGAAGACAAACTCCTCAAGGAGTTTGCTTCGTATATTGACAACACTTACGATCAACATTATTCGTTGAACAAATACCAGAGTACTGAGTTTATTATAGACTCAGGACATGGTGAAGGTTTTTGTATCGGAAATATAATGAAGTATGCACAACGATACGGTAAAAAAGGGGGCAGAAACAGAGCAGACTTGTTGAAAGTTTTGCACTATGCCTTGTTTATGTTACATGTGCATGATAAAGGAGACTTTAATGAAAATTAGTAATGAGACTCGAAGTGTCTTAAAAAACTTCGCTACTATTAATAGTGGAATCAAAGTTGAAACTGGTTCTCAGTTGAAAACTATTTCACAAATGAAAAACATCTTGGCAGTGGCAAATGTGCCTGAAACTTTTGGCCAAGAGTTTAGTATTTACAATCTAACCGAGTTCTTAGGTGCAACTTCGTTGTTAGATAATCCTGATTTCGATTTCAATGATCAGAGTGTTTCGATTTCAGATAACTCAAGTGCAATGACCTACTTTTATGCAAGTGAAGGTATGGTAACTTCGCCTGAGAAAATGATCACCATGCCAGATGCAGAAGTAAAGATCGATGTATCTTCTACTCTTCTTTCTGAATTACAGAAAGCTGCAAGTGTTCTTGGTGTAAATGATCTTCAACTTGTATCAGATGGTACAAAGATTGAACTCGTTGTAACTGATAAGAAGAACGCCACTTCAAATACATTCTCAAGAATCGTTGGTGAAGGTAACGGTGTTTCTTACACAATGAATTTCAAGATCGAGAATCTTAAAATTCTAGATGGTAATTATGAAGTCTTTGTTTCTTCAAAAGGTATTTCAAACTTTAAGAACAAAGATGTAGACTTAGAATACTTTATTGCATTGGAACCAGATTCAAAATATAATGCTTGATCTAAATATTTTTAGTGTATTTAAAGTGCTAGTCTCCGCTTATAATACGGGAGTTGTTCAAATCTCATCATCATTGGGCGAACAACACGGTTTCTCGGAGGGGTTTAACCACTTATGAACGAATATCTATTTGTAGAAAAGTATCGTCCTCAAAACATTGAGGACACGATACTTCCAAAAGCAACAAAAGACACTTTCAAAGAATTCGTAAAACAAGGGCAGATTCCAAATCTGCTTTTGTCTGGTTCTGCTGGTGTCGGTAAAACAACAATCGCAAAGGCATTATGTAACGAACTTGGTGCCGACTTTATCGTGATCAATGGTTCAGACGAAGGTCGTCTCATTGATACACTCAGAACAAAGATCAAGAACTTTGCCTCTACAGTCTCACTTTCTGGTGGTTCTAAAGTGGTGATTCTTGACGAAGCAGATTATATTTCTGCTGACTCAGTGCAACCTGCATTGAGAAACTTCATCGAAGAGTTCTCTTCTAATTGTAGATTTATCTTTACATGTAATTACAAGAACAGAATTATTCCTGCTCTTCATTCTAGGTGTACAGTTGTAGATTTTAATATTACACCTCAACAAAAACAAACATTAGCTGCTCAGTTTCACAAAAGACTTTGTGAGATTTGTGATAACGAAAACATCAAATACGATGATAAAGTTCTCGTTGAACTGATCATCAAATTCTTTCCAGACTTCCGTAGATGTCTGAATGAAGTTCAAAGATATGGTGTTAGTGGTGAGATCGACAGTGGTCTTCTTGCTACTCTATCAGAAGAAAAACTTACACCATTACTAAACATGATGCAAGATAAAGACTGGTCAGGTATGCGAAAGTGGGTTGGTCAAAATTCAGATCAAGACTTCAACACACTGTATCGTAAAATGTTCAATGCTCTCGAGCAGAAACTTGAACCTAGTTCGATACCTGCCTGTGTTCTTTTGATTGCAGACTATCAATACAAGTCTGCTTTCTCAATGGATTCAGAGATTAACTTTGTCGCTTGTTTGACAGAGATTATGTCTGAGTGTAAATTTAGGAGTAAATAATGGGTAAGATTAGACAATGGTTCAGAAAAATAATTGATAGATTGATTGAAAAGTCTTTTCAAAGACAAGCAGATAAACTGTTCATGAAACATCAAGTTAAAACTACAGACGGAGATAACACATGACAGAGTATAGTGAAAGAGTAAAATTACAAAGACAAATTCTTCTAGCAGAAAAATATGTTAACAATGTTGTTGCTATACATGCCCATAGTTTAGATTCTATGTGGTATGAAACAGCTCAGACTAAAAAAGATGCAGTCAAAGGTGTAATAGATACACAATACATGGACGGCAGAATAGAAAGACTTGTAAACGATGGTTCTGATAGAACATATCTTTTAGTAGAAGGTAGAACAGGCGCCGATCTTGTTCAAGAAGTCACGAGAAATCTTGCTGACTCAGGTAGAGACCTTGTCTAACAAAACTAATCCATTCGACTTTGTCAAGAGTGTCTCATACTCTAAGGTCGATATTATGCCAGATGAGATTGCAGAAAAATCCTATCAACCTTTTCTGGTGAATCGTGCATTATCGTATCACCAAGATGCGATCATGTTTGTCAATGAAATGAACTGTAAGCATGGTGTGGATAACCGTCTTCAGTATTCATTTTTCATAAATACCCTTAGAAAACGAAATCGATTTTCGAAATGGCAGAAACCTTACGAGAGTAAGAAACTTGATACGATAGCCAAAGCTTACGGCGTTTCTACTCAAAAGGCAAAAGAGTATGCCGAGCTTATCAATGATCAGCAGTATCGTGAATTGAAAGATAGTATGGGTTTAGGCGGACAAAACAATGGACGAGATAGTAAACAATCTAATAGAGGTAAAATTTCCAGAAAAAGATGATTTCCTAAAAATTAGGGAAACACTTACTCGTATTGGTGTTGCTTCTCGAAAAGAACCAGAACTCTTCCAATCTTGTCACATTCTACACAAAAAAGGCAAATATTACATAGTTCACTTCAAAGAACTATTTCAATTAGATGGTAAACAAACTAACATCGATGAATCAGACATCGGTCGAAGAAACACTATCATCGATCTCTTAGTTCAGTGGAAACTATTATCAGTTATAGAACCACAAAGAATTCAAGAGCCAAAGGCACCTTTGTCACAAATTAAGATTGTTTCCTTTAAAGAGAAAAAAGACTGGAAACTCACTGCAAAGTACTCAATCGGGACAAAGATCAACTAAATACCCACACGAAAGGAGGAAACACATATGTTTTCAGGAATAATAGACTTTATTATGGGTATCTGGAACCTATTAATGGTTATACCAGTAGTAATTTCAATATGTTCAGTTATCGTGGCGTTAACACCAACTCCACATGACGATAAATTATGGGCCAAAGTTTACAAATGGTTAGAGGTTCTCGCTCTGGCTATTGGTAAAGCAAAAGACAAAAACCCCCTTTTAGATAAGTAAGGTTTGTGTTATCATATCTCCATACTATTCGAATAGGAGAAAAATATGGAATATGTAATTATTGGACTAGTAGTTGTTGCAGTACTATATTTCGGTTTCTTTAGAGACAGAGATAGTTCAAGTACTACTTCAGTTACTCCTGCACCAGCTCCAGCACCTGCACCAGAAGTAGTTGCCGATAAAAACAATAACGGTATTACTTCTAAAGCAGAACTGAAGACACTTACAAAAGTTCAGTTAATGGAGTTTGCAGATAAAAACAACCTGAAAGTTAAAAAATCAGGAACAAAAGCTGCGGTTATCAACGAGATACATTCTCAATTAAAATAACAACTAGCTCGCAACAGAGCGAATATGCAGTACTTTAAGGGCGCTTCGGCGCCCTTTTTTTATTCCACTACAATGAAAAAGCATAAATAACGGCATGGATGATTTAATGATGTTAGTTTCTGAATTGGGAATACCTATTGCTACTGCAATAGTTATGGGCCTTTTCATATTTCTAACTCTAAAATACATTCTAGATGGTGTTCTAGACAATATTAAAACTCTAAATGGGTTTGTCACTATGTTAGAGAATCGTGTTCGAACAATGAACAACGAGATTGTGAAGATCGATTTAATGATATCACAAGCACTAGAATTGAAACCAGATGTCGACAGAGTAGCAAGAGCAGAAAACTTTGTAGAAGAAGGACACATTGACAGTCGAAGAGATTAGTACAGTGGAATTGATAGTAGAGATAGTTAATGATTACGGATTTGCCGTATTATTAAGTATCGGTATGGGATATTTCATCTTTTATGTCTGGAAATATGTGACAGAAAAACTAGAACCTATCATTGAAGAACAACACATGACATTGATCAAACTAATTGATCAAGTTCGTATGTTAGATCAGGATCAAATTCGTTTAATGACGAAACTGAATACTGTTCTTGAGATGAGGGAAAATAATAAAAATGAAGAAGATAATTCTTAGTACATTATTAATTGTACCATTTGCACAGGCAGATATCGTACACAAATTTAAAAATCCAAGCTTCAGTGGTGTGGGCACAGGTGCTCACTATCTTACCATTGAGAATCAAGAATTTTCTCGTAAGAAAGCAATTGAAGATGCTCTAGAATCTGCTAGAAAGGCAGCCGAAAGAGAAGCAGAAAATTCAACCTTAGCTAAATTTATTAGAAACTTAGAATCCAGAATCTATGCTCAATTTGCAAAACAATTAGTTGAGTCTATGTTTGCAAACGATAATCCAGCAGGTTTTGGTTCATTCGCATTAGAGGGAAATATCATCACATGGGAAGTGATTACAGATGAATCAGGTGCTGAGTTTATCAGACTGACTGTAGTAAGTGAAGATGGTACAGAAACAGTAATTGAGATACCAGTCGGTACAGGTAACTTCGGTCAAGATCCTGATACAGGCGGTGGTGATGGCGATGGCTAATCTCTTTAAAGCGATAAAAACATATATAGGGGTACTAGCTGTCATTTTACTGACAGGCTGTGCTTTAACACCTCAGTGGTCAGAACAACCAGCTCAATGTGCTTATGAAACAGGTAAGTATAGTGAAGGTTTTAGTAAAGACATTGTCACTGGAGTTGCGAAGTCGGTATCTCGTAGATACATTTGTATCGAAAATCCAGAAGTAGTTAGACTCCCAAGTTACTTAGAACTACTCAATTTACCTCCAGCAGACGAAAGACCAGTAGTAACTGTCTATAACTTTTTAGACAAAACAGGACAAAGAAAGTCTGTCGATAACATTGCATCGTTCTCAACTGCCGTAACACAAGGTGGTGTAGAGATGGTAATCGATGCGTTAAAGACAGCAGGAAACGGAACATGGTTCAGAGTTGTTGAACGAAATGGCATTGATGCACTTATAAGAGAGCGCCAAATTATTAGAAGTGCAAGGCAAGATTATGCCAAGGCAACTGATACTGATCCACAAGGTTTGCAACCCTTGTTATTCGCAGGAATGATTATCGAGGGTGGCATCATCGGGTATGATACCAATTTTAAAACGGGCGGTTCAGGCGCAAGAACTCTCGGTATTGGATTCTCCCGAATGTATCGTCAAGATGTAGTGACTGTCTCTATGAGAGCAGTATCAGTATTGACTGGCGAAGTTTTATTAAATGTACAAACTCGAAAAACTATTTTGAGTGTCGGTTCAGGTGGTGATGTTTTTAGATTCATCGAACAAGGGACACAATTGGTAGAGATCGAGGACGGAGTGGGTAATAATGAGTCGGTGACTTTCGCAGTACGAACTGCTATTGAGGCAGGAGTACTTGAATTAATATACCAAGGACACGATAGAGGTTTTTGGGAAATAAAGGGTGATCATCGTCATCCACATGTATTAACAAGTGGAAAAAACGAGAAGCATCCTATAAAAGAAGAGGGGTATAACGAAAATGAATAAAATACTTAGTATAAGCTTAGCGCTTTTAATGTCGACTAATATTCTTTTCGCACAGGCCACCGATGATAACGAAATTAAGATCACACAATCTGGTGATACTTTAAAACTTTACATTGACCAAGTTGGTTTTGGTAACAAGATCGGCGGAGATAATGCATCTTCAGGCAACCTAGGAAGTGCCATGGCAATTACAGGTTCTTCATTAGAGTTTGATTTAGATTTCACAGGTAACAGCAACATTCTTTTTGGACCTGTTACTGCTGATAGTTCATATTACAAATTAGATTTCACAGGTGATTCTAATGTAATAGACTGGAAGATCGGAGATGTTGGTAGTGCTGACAGTTCGAATATTAATTTCGATGTAACTGGAAGTAGTAATACTTTTGACATAGATCAAGGTAGTGCTTTCAGTGCGGAATCTTTAGACGCTGATCTAGTAATGATCGGTAGTTCAAATGTTTTCGACATCGATTGGGAAGCTGATAACTTAACTTGGAACTTTGATATTACTGGTGACAGTAACAATATCAATACTTTACAGAATGATGCAAGTGATTCAGAGTTAAACTTTACATTAGAAGGTGATTCTGCTGATGTTGATATCAACCAATTAACAGGTACTTGTCCAACAGGTGCTAGTGGTTGTACATCACCAACCAGTATGATTACTTTAGATGTAACATCTGACAATGCAATCATTCAGATTAATCAAAAAGACTCAGCTAACGATTCTTAATTTGTTATTTGCGGTGGGGTTAGTTTCGGCTAACCCTATCGGAGATATCACTGAGTCTAAGGGTATCGGAACAATCACTCGTAATAATGAGTCGGTTGGTAATTCAGTCGGTACCGAAATACTTTTAAAAGACGAAGCACAGACTGGTAACGGTCGAATGAAGATTGTCTTTTTAGATAATGAAGTTCTCGATATGACAGAGAACACCTACGCCTATCTCGATGAGGTGTATTACGATCCTGATCCAAATTTATCTAGAATGTCTTTGAACATGGTTCAAGGCACTGCAAGATTTACATCTGGTTTAGGTAATCGAATCAAAAAGAAAAACATCAAAGTCAATACACCAGCTGCACAAATTACAATCAACGGAACGGATTTTACCACCACGGTCGATGAGATCGGCAGGAGTTTGGTGATCTTGCTTCCCGATGATGATGGTAATGCGAGTGGTGAGATTGTTGTCACTAACGATGGCGGTTCTGTAACATTGAATGAGGCATATCAAGCAACAATGGTCAACTCATTTGATTCTGCACCAGCATCATCTGTTACACTTGCAAACATAACACCGAATATGATCGATAACATGTTTATTGTAAACCCACCTGAAGAGGTGAGAGATCAAATGGAAGATGCTTATCGAGACGAACAAGACCAAGATCAAGGTATATTAGATGTAGACTTTTTAGAGTTCAACGAATTAGAAACAGATGCATTAGCAGACACAGGTGAATTAGAATTTTCAGAATTGGATATCGACTTCTTAGATGTCGACTTTCTGGTCGATCTCTTAGATGTGATAGAAGAATTAGAAAGAACCACAGTTACACTAGCAGATGTTCAAGACTCTGCTGGTACAGGTCAAGTTCAATTACAAGGTGGTCAGATAGGATTTAATAAAGATTCTCAGTTCAACATCTTTGTACAAGATGGCGATCTCTATTTTTACAGAAATGTATCAGGCACAATCGAAGTTATAATTGTAAATGGTACTAGTAGATCAGGATTTTTAGACCTAAATATAGATGGATATGTAGGGTTGTTACAATTTGGAACAGACCCTTCAATTGAGATTTACATCAACCAAAACAACTAAATAATTATTATGAGAATAGGACCTATAACATTTTTACTAACATTAGTAGTTCTATCATTGGCAATGGAAACATACGCAGGTGAAGGACATAATCATGTTCATGTTGAACAACTCAATAGTGGTGACAACTTAGAACTTAATATTGATCAGATTGGTTATGGTAATGTAATCAATTTTTCTTTTGATCACGCAAACAACACATTCAACTTTACACAAAAAGGCGCTGGCAATACAATCAGTTGGGTGCCTTGGTGGGGCTCAGGCAAATCATGGGGTGGCGATGTTGACGGATCAGGCAACGATATTACAATTGATCAAGAAGACGGCGCAACATACGGTGCTCATGTTTGGGGTAACAACAATATTGTAGATGTCACTCAAAAAGGAGATCATGATACATTTTTAGATGTACATGCCGATGGCACGACAACAGAAATCTGGCAACAAGATTCAGGATCAAAATACGCAAGAGTATATTATTATGGAACTGCTGATGATTCTACAACAGACTTGATGCAAAAAGGCGCTGGCGCTCACACAGCATATATCACATTACAAGGTTCAGAAACCACCGATCTTACACTTATACAATTAGGAAATACAACACAATCTTATTCACTTACACAAACATGTGTGACTGTAGGTGGTTGTTCAGTCACAGTAACACAAGGTAACTAATGCCATACTCAAAGAAAGTACTCGACAGGTTCGAAGCGGTCACTAATAATCCAAAGGCTCATGGAGTAGGGAGATTTGACCCTAACGACCCAAATGTTGCAACAGGTTTAACAGGCGCTCCAGCATGTGGTGATGTTATGAAACTTGATCTCAAACTTGATCCAGAGACAGAAGAGATTATCGATGTCAAGTTTAAAACATATGGTTGTGGTTCTGCTATTGCTTCTAGTAGTATGTTTGTAGATATGTTGATAGGTAAAACAGTAGAAGAGGCAAAACAAATCAAAGATAGAGAGATCGCTGAAGCATTAGAATTACCAGCAATCAAAATTCACTGTAGTGTCTTAGCAGAAGACAGTATCAAAAAAGCAATACAAGATTGGGAAGAAAAGAAAGCAGGCCGTAATGAGACTTGGTTAGAGAAGATGATGACCTATCCAGAAAACGGAATGTAAAATGATAGAGATAACAGATGAAGCGATTACGCAAATACTTAAACTCCAAGAAGAAAAACAATTTGATTATATACGGCTTGGAGTTCAACCAGCAGGTTGCGCTGGCTTTGAGTATGTGTTTATCGATACTTCTACTCTCGATGTTTCAGACATAGTTTTAAACTATGGTAAATTCTCATTCATTGTAGATCAAAACTCAAAAGAATTTATAGAGGGTATGACTCTTGATTTTGTTCAAGAAGGACTAAACAAGATGTTCAAGTTTATAAACCCGAAAGCAGTCGCATCATGTGGTTGTGGAGAAAGCGTAACATTTAATGTATAATTGGAAAACTGTACTCGTAACAATAGGTCTATTGTTCGGTCTCAAAGTTTGGAATCCCTATTTTATAGAAAACATATCATGGTCATGGTTTGATTTTCTACATCAACAAAAAGAAGTTCAACATGTAGACGATATTGTACTAGTTGATATCGATGAGAAATCATTAGAAAAATATGGCCAGTTCCCATGGCCTAGAAATATCTATGCAGACTTACTATTAAATTCTAGTGATAGTTTAACTCATGTCTTTGCAATTAAGTTTGCCGAACCAGATCGGTTTGGTGGCGACCCAGCTTTCGCTTTTGCTTTAGAAGAAAGATTGACTTTATTATCCAGTTCTCCAACTAATCAAAAGAACACAGGTTCTTCTCCTTATGTACCAACAACGACTTTCGGTGGGGGAGATATTAGTAAATCAATCTGGAACTTTGATGGCATTTCATCACCTGTACCAGTTTTAGAAAATTCAGCTTGGGGTGTAGGTGTTACAGTTGCAACACCATCTGTAGAAGGTACGCCTAACTTCGATAACACAACAAGATCGGCACCACTAATAGTCTCAGCAAACAATGTCATATATCCATCTCTTGCCTTAGAGACTTTACGAGTACTATATGATATGCCTAATTATCAAACTAAAGTTACAGAAGAAGTAGGCATAGAATGGATTAGAATGGGTAGGGCAAAACCAATCGAAACTACCCCAACGAGTGATGTGATGATCAGTTATTGGAATAGTTTCGACCGTATATCAGCGAGTGATCTACCTCAGAGTGACCTTACAAACAAGGTGTTACTATGGGGTCTGACTGCTGAGGGTCTGAATAATCCAATTTCAACTCCAGTGGGAGTATTGTATCCCCATGAAGTTCAAGCAAACCAAATCCAAACCGTCTTGCAAGAAGTTCGAATACAACAAT